CAGTGGGGATTTCTTTAAAGGAATCCCCCTTGGTAAGGTAACAGTTTTTGCGGGCGAAAGTGGTGCAGGTAAGAGTTATATCTGTTCTGGAAATATCATTCGACATGCACAAGAACAGGGCATCTATGTTATTCTAATTGACAGTGAAAATGCCTTAGACGAACAATGGCTTAAAGATCTAGGTGTTGATACCAGTGATGAAAAGTTGTTGAAATTAAACATGGCCATGATTGATGATGTAGCTAAAACTATTTCAGAATTCATGAAAGAATATAAACTAATGGCCGAGGACGAACGTCCAAAAGTCATGTTTGTGATTGACAGTTTGGGAATGTTGTTGACTCCAACTGATGTTAATCAGTTTGAAGCAGGCGAGATGAAGGGTGATATGGGTCGTAAACCCAAAGCACTGACCAGCTTGGTTCGTAACTGTGTTAACATGTTTGGTAACTATAATGTAGGCATGGTTTGTACTAATCACACATATGCCAGCCAAGATATGTTTGATCCAGATGACAAGATTTCAGGCGGGCAAGGGTTTATCTATGCATCTAGTATCGTGGTTGCTATGAAAAAACTCAAACTCAAAGAAGATGAAGATGGTAATAAGGTATCTGATGTCTTAGGTATTCGATCAGGTTGTAAAATTATGAAAACACGATATGCCAAACCTTTTGAAACTGTTCAGGTTAAAATTCCCTACTCAACTGGTATGAGTCCAACCTCTGGGTTGGTTGACATGTTTGAAAAAATGAGTGTATTATCTAAAGTAGGCAACAAACTTGCATATACCAGTAAGGAAACTGGTGAAATACAAGCATACTTTCGAAAAGGGTGGACTGAAGATAAACTGATGACCATTATGAAAGAATGGGATAACACTGTTATAAACACAACAGCAAATCTAATTACAGATGAAGGTGAAGAATGATAGAAGAAGATTTGATTATTGAAATGTGGGATGTATTTAAGGAATATATTCCAGAAAAAAATAAAGAAACCGCAGCCAATCATTATGTGGATTTCTTGTTAGGCAAAGATGTCAGTCAAAGCACTTTAGAGTCAGTGATGAATTTTGATCCCAATCTTGATGAGGCGATTAAATTGGTTATTGACAATGATGAAGAGATTGACGATGCGGATGATGAGTGGGATGAATACGAAGACGAGGAGTAATCTATGTCTTGGTATTCCAAAATCAGCGGGGATATTTCAAATCTCCCCGACTGTTTAGATCACTTCTATCAAGAACTTGAACATGCAAGATCTGAAGTCAAAATCTATGGTCTTATAGAACGAGCTTCAGCTCAACTTCCAGGAATTGTTGAACAGAGATTTAACCAGCTTCAAGAAATTGAAGCTGTGTTAGAATATCTAAACATTGAACTTCGAAGAATTAGATCTAAATCTTTTAAAAAATATTTAGAAAATTATCAACGTGCATTGAGTAGCCGAGACTGCGAAAAGTATGTTGAAGGTGAAGCAGATGTTGTTGACATGGAAAAAGTTATCAATGAATTTGCCATGTTAAGAAATCAATGGCTGGGCATCATCAAGGGCCTTGATATCAAAGGATACCAAATTAATAATATCATTAAACTTCGAGCCGCTGGACTTGAAGACATTACACTATGATAGTATAATATTAGTATGTATATTGAAGATTTAATCGAGCGTCTTGGTCCTTTTTCAGTAAGTATAAATTCTTACGATCAATCTGTGATTGATAGTTTTAGAAGTCAAATCCAAATGGGCATTGGAATGACGGAAAAACAATCGCAATTGGCTATAAAATTGATCAAAAGATATAGGCACGATCTTGAAAATTATGCAGGTGTTGCAAGCGGCACAGTTCAGGGAATCATTGACTCTCCACAATTTAAATTAGCCACAAGACAATTAGTTCCCACTCGAACGATTAAAATAATAACAGATAACGATCGACAAAAATTTATTGAAGCAAGATTTCCCTACGATGAAAATGCTTTGACAAAAATTAGAAATTTCAAATCTTCTTCAAAAATTCGACGATGGGATAAAGAGTCTGGTGCATGGATTTTTGACCTATCAGAGGAACACATCAAATTTTTAATTGAGTTGTTTGATCAAAATCAATTTGAGTATGATGAAGAATTTCAAAACTATGTTGAACAATATAATTTGATCATTTCAAATATTGAAAAGTATGCACCCATGTTAGCTGAGGATCATACCATAAAAAATTCTCCAAAATACATGCCAAAAATCAACGGCACTGACATTATAGAATCAGTCTTTCAAGCAAGGCGTATGGGTGTGACATTGTGGGATGACAGCATAGATCAATATTTAAAATCTGATCAGATTAATCCAATTATTCAAAAATTTCTATATAAAGATGTAACTCAAGAAATTGAGCTTGGTAAGGGTCCAAAAGATCTACAGTGTTTGGAAATGATTATAAAACATCTTGGACCTACTCTATTTGTCATCCCAGGCGGGTCAGAATTAGAAAAAACTAACCTATCATATGACATTCTAAGGGGTATGGGACTGGAGAATAAAAACATCAGCGTTTTGTTCAGATTACCCAATGAAACTGGCAAAAATTTCAATGAATTTGTGAAAAATCACCAATTAAATACCCCAATTTCAGAAGAAACTTTAGCGGTGTTTGTCAGTAATAAATTGCCTAAGACTGTGGCAAAATCTGGAATACGATTTAACAGTATAGTTAATCTGGGTTTTGATTCTGCACATTACACCCTTAAAGAATTCATGAAAAATCACCAAAATTCAGTGTTACTAAACACTCAAAAGGAATCTTTTGCCTAATTGTAAAATAACAATTTTAGATGAAGTCAATATTAAAATATCAAATTTAGATCTTGATGTTCGCAAAGCTTTGGTTAAGAAATTCAAATACGAAGACCCTACTGCTAGATTCAGACCAGCCTATAAATTAGGCAGATGGGATGGTACAGTAAGTTTCTTTGGTCTAGGCGGGACTACATATCTATCAATGTTACCAAAAGTTTTGGAATATTTAGAAAGTAAAAACTTTTATATTGAACTAGAGGATCAGCGTACCCCAATAGCTCTAGGATTTGAAAAAATTTCCACAGACTTCTGGGGTGAAAAAACTTGGCCTAAAGGTCATAGATTTGAAGGACAACCAATTAGACTTCGTGACGATCAAGTTGAGGTGATCAATATCTTTTTGGAAAATCCTCAATGTATACAGGAAATTGCCACAGGTTTTGGCAAAACAATCACCACCGCAACGCTGAGTAAAATTTGTGAAAAGTACGGCAGAACTATAACCATAGTACCTAATAAAAGTCTAGTAGAACAAACTTTAGAAGACTTTATCAATTGTGGGTTAGATGTTGGTGTATATTATGGTGATAGAAAAGATTTGGATAAAACTCATACTATTTGTACCTGGCAAAGTCTTAATATATTAGATAAAAACAGTAAAAATTGGGATGAAGTGGCAGCCAATAAATTGTCAATGTTATTAGATAATGTACAAACAGTTATGGTCGATGAAGTCCATATGGCCAAAGCAGAAGTTCTCAAAGATCTATTGACTAGAAATTTAGCTCGAACCCCAATTCGCTGGGGATTGACTGGAACTATTCCCAAAGCTGACCACGAATTCCAAACCATACGATCCAGTATTGGTGAAGTGGTAAATCATGTACATGCACATGAATTGCAAAAAGCAGGTGTGCTGAGCAATTGCCATGTAAATATTGTCCAGACCGCAGAGTGGAAAGAATTTAAGAGCTATGCTGAAGAATTAAAATATTTGGTCACTGATGATGATAGAATAACCTATCTCTGCAATATGATTAAAAATATTTCAGAAACTGGAAACACTCTAGTATTGATTAGCAGAATTGAATCAGGTAAAGCAATGACAGAAAAAATACCTGACAGTGTGTTTATCAGCGGAGAAGTAAAAACCAAAGATCGTAAGGCAGAATATGATGAAGTTAAAACAGTTGATAACAAGGTTATTGTGGCGACTTATGGTGTGGCCGCTGTGGGTATTAATATCCCTAGGATTTTTAATCTGGTTCTTATTGAGCCCGGAAAGAGCTTTGTACGGGTTATACAAAGCATTGGGCGCGGTATACGGAGAGCAGAAGACAAAGATTTCGTAACCATACATGATTTCTGTGCGTCAACCAAATATTCCAAACGTCATTTGACTGAACGCAAACGTTTTTATAAAGATGCACAATATCCATTTTCAGTAAAAAAGGTTGATAGGCCAGTGACATAGTGCTACAATAATAATAAAGGAATTTATAAGTGCAAATTTTAACCCTAGACGACCAAGTATTTTATCTTAATGATTTACCAGACGAGATTGATGAAGATTTAAGATTTGCTGTGTT